GATGAACGCCTCCGCACGATCCCGATACACCCGCCCGCCCACGATGGCGGTCTGGTTGGTGATGGCCGCTTGGAGGGCGGTGAGGATTTGCTCGGTGATAGATGCGGTCATGGGTCACATAGCCGCCCGGATGGCGGTGATCTGGCCGGCGGTGAGGGCGGCGGGGAACACCATCACACGCTCCACCGTGAAACCGTTCTGCAGGTTGATATTAGTGCCGCTGACCACGGCGCAACCGGCGGGCTTTTCGACCATGGTGTAGGTGCCGGTAACCACTCCGGTGCCGTCGATGACTGCGCTGTCGGCGGTGCGGGTGACGGCTGCGGTGGTGGTGGGGATTGGCGTTGAGGCGCTACCGCCTTGCTCTAGTTGGGGGAGGCCAATGCGAAGGGTGATATTAATGGCGGCACCAGCACTGGCCAACTTCAATGACAGGCCGGACGTAACTCGGGCCGTTGAAGCGTTTGCCGCTGTTGCGGTGCGCTCCACTCTGCACCCAGCAAAACTAGGACTGACTGTCGGAAGAGTAAATGCGGAATCAAAAATTTCTGTAAGGGCTCCACCTGCTTGGCCAAAACGTAAACGCGATGAAATGCTTAAAATATTTGCAGTTGACCCCGCAACCTGCTTAATGTACTGACTACTTGTAAACGTTTGCCCAATGGCAGCAGTCACTTGAGTTGCAGCTTCATATAAAATAATATAATCAACTCCTGTAGATGTTCCTGTAATTTGTAGATCAATATAAGGTATTCCGTTTTCTATTGATATTCTTGCTACGTTTGTAGTTAATCCGGCTGTATTTGTAATCCCCCAATTTGCAGGCAGTGTTCCTGGGGCGCCAATTGCGGCTCCGTTCATTGTGCTGTTGCGGATTGCGTTGGCACTACTCGGTTCCGCCAGCATCCCCAGACTCCGCCGAGTCACCGGGTCATGATCGAACCGTGGGATATTGGTTGTCGCCCGCTGGATGAACCCATCCGAGCCAACAAACGTTCCTTGATTGCCACCCGTAAACGTAAGTTTGTCGGTCAGGCTGACAGCTTCAATCTCCCGCCGTTCCAGGGCAGGCCGGAAGTCCAGGGTTGGCGCAACGCCAGCAATCGCGGCAGGCACTGCGCCGATGGAGAACCGGCTGCCCTTGGGCAGCTTTAAGCCTTCGGCAATGGCCAAGCTCACAGCTCACCCTCCTCGATCTCGGGCGGCGGGGGAGGCACGACCACGGCATCAGGGCCGGTGTACTCCGGGTTTGGCATTCCGTTCTGCAGGAAGCGGGGCTGAGCGATGCCTTTGAAATACGGGCCTACCTCGTATTGCTCGCATCGCTGGCGAATGGTTTCCACCACTCCAGCCGCGAAATACTGCTCGGGTGATGTAGCCGGCGTAGCGCCCGCGTTGATCATAATGAGCCACTCCGCCATCAGCGCTGGCGTCAGCTCGTCGGGAACGGTGAGGGTGAACTGAGCCATGATTAAGACTTGATGATGGAGAACCGGATCACGATCGCCTCAGATAGTGAGCCGGCCGTGATGTTGCGCACGTTGACGCTGGCTGAACCAGCAGCAGCCTGCGCGTTCAGCGAGTACGCCAGAGCGGTTCCTCCTGAAACGTGATTCAGCACCAGCGCATCATTTGCTGTGATGCTGCTGTTGGTGAGTGTGAATGAAACGGTGGTATCAGCCGCCAGCGCCGCTCCATTCATCGTGATGTCACCGCATGGGGCGTTCAGCGTGACCCCCGTGGATTTGTTGGTGGCCTGGGTGACAGTGCCGCGCCCGGCGCCATAGCCGAACGTCCCTGCGGTTGCGTCGTAGCTGAGATTCCCGCTTGCATAGGCGCCGCTGGAGTTGTAGGGCACCTGCCCGTTTGATCCCGCCACATAACCCACGGTGCCGGTGGCATCGGGGACCGTTACCGTGCGGTTGGCCGTGGGTGTGACCAGGCTGAACGTGGTCTTGTAAGTACCCCCGTCTTCGAGCAGCAGATCACCCGGAACCTGCAGCTCGCCCGTGACCCATTTGAAGCCGGTTACAGCACCGAATGCGCCAGACGAATTGATCTGAACATCACCGCTGGAGCCCCCCGGCGTCGGGATTGTCGGCGTGCCGCTGAGGCTGCTGTAGGCGATCTGTGCACCATCGCCGCCGCTGTGATCGTGGCTGTCGCCGTTGGTGACTCCCTTCGCCGCAGGGGCGTAATCCGTGGCGTCGGTGGCTGCGGCAGTGCCAAGGGTTGGCGTGCCGCTCAGGTCGCTGTAGGCGCCGCTGGTGGCGACCGTGGCAAGGTCGCCCGGTTGCACGGCAGAGTCAGCCAGAGCGCCCTGAGCGGCCGTGGCGTAGTCCGTGGCATCAGTTGCCGCTGCAGTGCCCAGCGTGGGCCTGTTGCTCAGGTCGTCGTAGTCTCCAGACGTTGCGACCGTGGCCAGGTCACCAGGCTGCACGGCCGAATCAGCCAGGGCGCCCTGAGCAGACGTGGCCGCGCCGATGTCCGCAGGGGTCAGGGCCTTCGGCTCCCACCGATCTGCCGCGTCATCCCACGCCAGTACGTCGCCATCGGTCTTGCTGCCGTTGGCCTCGACATCATGCAGATCGGCCAGGCGGCTGCCGGTGGTGGAGCGCACCATCAGGATCCCGCTGCCCACGCCCTTGTTCACCACCGCTGCCGCCGGCAGCTTCAGGTTCGGTGCCTGGGGTTCGGTGGCGGTGAATCCACCGGGCACCGCAGGGTTGACCCAGAGGATATCGCCCTCGTTAAAGGCGTTGGTGTTGACGTTGAGAATCTTGCCCCATGCGATCACCTTGCCATCGGTGCCGGTGTTGATGGCCTCGCTGGTGACACCCAGGAAGTAGTAAGGGGGGTCTGTTCCATTGGCGATGGCGGGCTTGATCAGCAGCCGCCCGCTTGCACCCGCTGTCCCGGCGAAGCTCACCGCCACGCCCTTGGCGATATTCACACCCGTCTGGTTGCGGCATGTGAGCGGCACTTGCTCCACTAAAGGATTGGCCGCGAACAGGTTGGCGATGTCTTGCGTGGTGGCGTCAACCGTGGCGCCGGTTTGATCCATCGGCACCCGCTCGTCGCCAACAAGCGGCAGGTTCGCGCTTGGCAGGCCTGTGATCGTGGTTTCAGCCATCAGAGAGTCACCAGGTACCGGCCATCCAGTGTCGTTATCTTCAGGCTACCCAGTGTCGTGATCACAGTTCCAACGATCACCGGGGGAGCCGTGAGCTTGCTGAGGCTGATCAAACAGAACAGACCATCATCCACTAAGCGGTTCTCTCGAACCGTGTAATAGTTAATATCAACTTGTACATTGTCGCCATACTTCAATGCACCGAATTTTGATGCTTCACAGCGAAGCATATAATCGGTACTGATCTGCATGTCATCCAGCACATACTCACCAGGCATGTCGAGAATCCCCACGCCCTGAGTGGCTCCAGCGACCACAGGGAGGCTGAAGTCACTCAGGAACAGCAGGGGATCCTCGACAAACATCAGCCGTACTTCTTCAGGCCGTGGCCGTTGACCGAGTAGACGGTGGTGCCAGAGCTGGCGATGGTGCCCACGAATCGGATATAGCGCTTGAGCGCATCGCGGTTCAGGGTCAGCACCTGTTTGCTGGCAGCTTGGGCCACAGCAGTGAAGCCGCCGCCGGTCACATCAGAGAAGTCGCCGGTCTCAGTGGTGTCGCTGTGCTGGATCTTGCCGGTCATCGTGCCGGAAGCAGCAGCAGCGCCAGCATCCAGAACGATCTGGATGTCACCGTCGAAATCCTTCAGGTCGGCGATGTTAGTGGTAGCGCCGGTGAAGGTAGCGGTTTCAGATGCCGCCGGATGAAGCGGGAAGTGCTGGAGTTTCTCCAGCGTTTGTTGAAAGATGGCCATTTCAGGCAGCCTCAGAAATAGGGGATTTGCGGATGCGTGGCTTCTGGGCCACAGGCTCAGGATCAGGATCGGGATCCTGCGCCTCTCTAGCCTTGCTGGTGCCCACCAGATAGCGAGCATCACGGTCAGGAATGTCCACCACCTCACCGGCCAGCAAGGGCTGACCAGCAAAGGAAGTGCGGCGCAGAATCTCAATCCTCATGACGATCAGAGAGTGTCGTTACCACGGGTGAAGGACTCGGGGTGACGCACGGCCACGTCAACGTCCTGCAGGGCCACCACGCGAACGCCACCGGAGGTGTCGAGTGCGTAGGGGTTGACCTGCAGATCCAGCGCGCCCCACATGCCCATCAACATCTGATTCCAGACACCGAAGAACACATCACCGCTGGCCACCTGGTTGGAGCGGACCACTGGATAGCCGTTGACCGTGCCGCCGGGCTCCAGAACGAACTGGGCTTCGCTGCCAATCTTGCTGGTGGTCTTGAAGGCGCCGTAACGGGTGGAGTTTGTCAGGTACGACATAGCGCCGATGTCGGCGTTGTCGGCATTGATCGAGGTTTCCATCGCCACCAGCTCCGCATAGGTGGGAGAGGCTGCGCCGAAGTTCTCGGTGTTGATGCCGGTGACGAACTTCAGGCCCTGAGGCTGCGAACTGGTGCCGGTGCCGTAGAGGGCGGCGCGGTCAATCTCAAGAGCGATCACGGTGGCGAGCTCGTTGCGCACCATCGTTTCTACGTCGATGCTCGACTGGAGCAGCAGCCGGCGGCTGAATTCGGTGTAGGCGCCGAGGGTCTTCGGCGTCATGTTCACCTGGTCAACCTGCGGGTTGCTCTCGGACGGAGCGCCCTTTTCTGCCACCCAGTACGCGGTAGCTCCGGCGGTCTGCCTGGGGATCGCCACCGGGCCATTGAGGCCGGTGAGCATCGTGACGCCCAGGGTGTTGAGCGCCAAGCGATTGCGCAGCAGCTCGATGAAGCTGCCGGGCCGGGCGTCGGTGAACACCAGATCGCCGGCACTGGCGGCAGTGCCCACGGTCAGATCACGCTGGAGCACCTCATTGGAGACCAGATAGCCGCGGGCGCTTACGCCCAGCCTCTTCTCCACCGCACGCGACACCTCACGCTCAAAACCGGCGGCCTCGTAGGCGGCGCGATCGTTCGGGAAGGCCTGGGCGCGGATGGCACGCAGGAAGCTGTAGCTCTGGGCCTCCTTGTCACTCAGGCCAATGTCAGCCGAACCGCCGGCCACAGGCTGGGCGGCAGGGGCTGCCGGGGTAGCGGGTTGCTTGGCGCGCTTGGCGATCGCCGCCAATACCTCCTTCATCGCGTCGCCTTCGCTGGCGCCGCGTTCAATCAAGCCTTGCGCCAGATCGTCGGCCTTGTGCTCACGGCACAGGCTGGTGATGGAGGCAACTCGTGCGCGCTCATCGGCCGCAGCCTGAGCCCGCACCGCCTCGATGTCGATGTTGGTGTCGTCCACTGGGGGTTTGGGGGTAGGGGGGGTTGCGGCCTGCGCCGCGGCCTCCGGCTGGAGACTGCGGCCCACGCCTACTGAGGCATCGGCCGGTACGGGTGTCATGGTCACCTCAAAGGGGGTCCAGGAGGTGGCGACGATTCCTTCACCGTCGCGAATCGGCGCCGCATCATTGATGCGGTAACCGACAGAGACGTTGCGCAGGATGCCATCGCGGACGTCCTGCAGCTTCTCTTCGGCAAAGGCAGAGCGGGAGAAGCGCACGCGGACCATGCCGCGCTTCTTCTTCCCGTCCACCCAGGCGCGCTCCACCACGCCGATCTGTCGATCGGGATCGTGATTCCAGAGCAACGGAGCACCGTCATTCATGCGCCCGAGATCAACCGCGCTGTCGGCGTGGCTGAGCACCTCATCACCGAAGAACCGAGCGACCGGCGCCTCGGATGAGAATGAGAACTCCAGCGCGCGGTCATCCTCCCCTTCGCCTGCGCGGACGGAATCCGCATAGTCAAAGGTGGCGGATCGCCTCAGCTCCGCTGATTGAATTTCACGTAGCTGGACTGCCATCGGCCGGAGCTTCTGCCTCTGTTGGCAGACTATCGACTGCGATTTGGTCGGCCTGCTTCATCCCGTCGCGGCGCACCTGTGCCGGGTCGGTGTCAAACACCAGATCCAGCTGGTTGTTTGCCTTCACCTCCTCGGCCCTTGCGCGCGTCAGCTCGTGCAGGTCGCCGCCCAGCTCAGCCACAACCTGCGCCTGCGTCATAAAGCCGCACCTTACGGCGTCTTTGTAGCTGGCTACCTCCTTCTCGGGATCCACCCAGCCCCACCCGCGCGGGAACCACCGCACCGCCTGGTAGCGGCTGCGCAGCTGGTCGTAGTTCGGCAGCGCCACGGCGCCTACTGCAGCGGCGGCATCCAGCCAGCGCTCGAACACCACCCAGTGCAGGTGGGTGATCATGTAGTTCTGGATCAGCCGCCAGTTTTCGCGATCCTCCAGCAGGCTCAGGCGCGAGCTGCTGTAGTTGGACTGGCTGAAGTCCCGGCTGACGGTTTCGTAGCTGACGCCGATCGATGCGGCCACGCTGCGCAACACGGCACGCATGAAGGTTTCGAAATTCGTATTGGGGCTGCCCAGTTGCGGCACCTCAACCGTTTCACCGGGGTTTAGGTATTTGAAGACCCCCGGCTCAAAGTTGCTGACGCGCTCGCCCTCCACCACGTCATCACCCGTCACCTCACCCTCGGTGTTGGTGATGAAGCCCATCAGGCTGGCGGTCGCCCTGGCCCTGATCACCTCAGCATCCTGGTAGCCGCCCAGGTGGTGCAGTGCCTTTACGGTCGCGGCGAACCAAGTGACGCCACGGGTCTGGCCGGGGCGCTCCGTGATCTTCAGGTGGATGATCTCATCGGCTGGTATCTCAATGATTTTCCAGCCGACCCCGTTGGTCAGGTCGCCAGGATGCCGGGAGCGGAAGGCGTAGCTGGTCGGCCTGCCCCACTTGTTCACGCGCACGCCCATGCGCCACTCATTGCCGTCGGCATCAGGGCCACTGGTCTTGCCCTCATCCAGCAGGTCGGCTTCGATCACCTCCAGGGCCAGCGGTGTCAGGCCGCCACCGAACGCTTCGGGCACCAGGCGGATGAACACCTCGCCCGATTCAGCCATGGCGGTCACGGCCAGCCGTTCGATTTCATTGAACGCCAGTTGGCCCGCAACGTGGCAGGTGCCGGGGCGGCACCACTCAAGCCAGCCCGCCTCGATCGCGTCGTTAACGTTCTGATCCTGCCGCCCGCCGCGCTGCCTCATGACCTGCGCCTGCATGCGCACGCCGGAGCCGATCACGTTGGCAGCGATCGCGCGCAATGCCTGGCGGGCGTAGGGGTTATCACGGCACAACTGCCGGGCCCGGTTGCGCAGCCGAACCAAGCTGCCGTCAATCTCGGCATCAGCGCTGGTGGAGCTGGTCACCCAGTCGCTGGTGAGTCTGCTGATCGTGGCGCCCTCGTACATCCGGCGCCGTGGTTGCGTCGCGGCTACAGCCTTGCCCTTGCGTCGCTTTGCCATCAGGTGAACCTCACAAACAGGGAGCGCGGATCGCCCAGCCCCTTGGCGATGGAATCAGCTGCCTGCTCCCTGGCGACGATCGCCTTAAGCTGCGATTCACGCTGCATCAACTGGCCCAGATCGGCAGCCGTGAAGGCGCGCGAACCGATCGTGTATTGCTTGGCGCCCTTACTGATGATCGCCCGGATCGCAGCTTGCACCGCCTCCAGGTCAATCTGAGCCTGACTCCGCCCATCAAACGCTGTAGCAGTGCCGGTGTAGCCAAGGGCGGGCAACACCTCCAGGCCGCCGGTGCGTAGCGTCACCGCCTGCATGCCTGAGGTGGCCACCAACTGGTAAAACCACTGGCCCGCATCAAAGCCGGTGGATGTTGCGGCAGTGATTGCAAAATCCCAGCCGCCATCAACGCGCGCGGCGCCTTCGATCGTGGCGGCCTCGGCGGCCTTGTTAAACCGCAGGTAAAGCGTTGCAGTCCAGGTGGCTGCCGTGATCGGATTGCCCAGGCTGTCGCAGCCGGGCAATTCAATCCAGCCGTAGCTATCGCCTGCCCTGATTGTCGCTGGTAGGGCCATAGCGCTGCACCTCTGCCCTCAGACTATGCAGTCGCTACCAAGCGCTTACGAAGTTGCTACGCGGCGCTGCGGGGGCCTTATTCCGGGCTGGCGGGGGCTTGCCTTTTGTTATCTGCGCCTCCAGTTGATCCCACATCGTGGCGCGGTTGTATTTGCGCTTCACCAGCTCCCACACCGCCAGGCAGTACACCAACAGGTCCAGCGGTTCATTGCGCGCGCCGCTGGGCTTGGTCC